TGAAGTTGGGGATACGTTAGTACATCTCAGTCAGGGATTACTTACTCATGAACTAGCACGTGAAGATATCATGAGTAAGATCCTTAAGAATAGGGGCAACCAGCTCTCTAATCTTAGCAACACGACTGAGCGTCTTAATCTCGCTACAAAGCTTACAGATGCTTTCATTGAAGCTGCGCCTTCGGTACACCAGAAACTTGAAATTAACTACGCCGAAGCTGCTGCTAAGATGGGCAAGCCTGTTAAGTCTATGTCTTCTAAGGTAATCAGCGATGTAATCCATGCATTCGCCGACCCCACTGTTTCAATGGAAGACACGATTAACGAGCTTGCAATGCGAGCTAGGTCTGTAGCGAAGGCTGGCAGTGATATCGGTGCACCCGCCGGGGCTTCTAAACTTGCTAATGGAATTGTAGATAATCAGATTGCCCAGGTATTTACGGCGGGCGATCTGGCAGAAGCTCAGGCAGTTAAAGACTTCGCTACAGCTTCGGCTAGTGATGTTAATAAGGTTGGACTTAAGCAGACTGCATCTCGTGTAGCTGAAGCTATGGATAACAGTCCTACTACGGATCTCGGTGAGCGTTACAGTATCATGTTCACCAATGGGATTGTACGTGGGAATGTTCCAGTACAGGACAAGGCAGTTGCTTTCGTTGATTGGCTGGGCCGCTCCTTTGTGTCTGACTTTGGGCACAAGAATCTTCACGAGCTTTACCGTACTACGAATAGTGTATTCCAGGACTTCATGCGTATGCACAATACCTTGATGTCTAATCTGCACGATGTAATTGTTAAGGCCGCCGAGAATGAGCGACAGCCCGCTCTTGATTACGCGGCGGAAGCTATGCGTTACTTACAGCGGGGAACCCAGCCTGCTGAACCCATTATGCAGGGAGTTGTTAACCAGCTTAAGCAGTCGGTGGAACTTACCTTCGGCACTGGCATTGACAACTTCGGTGATTTCGCTACACGTAATGGTTTAGTACCTGGGCATCTTAATCACATTCTTGATTTCTATAACGCCCCCAAGGCATTCCGATTTGATGTCACTAAGACTATGGCATCTCAGAGAAATCTTTGGAAGACGTGGGATATTAAGGACCCCCTGGTGACTCTCAATCTTATGCACGCTGCGGTCCAACGGGCTAATATTGAGGCTACTCTTGGTCGTCATTTCACCCTGGAGTTTGGGGAGAATACGGCTAAGGCAGGGTATGTTCAGATCACGGATAAGTACGGTAAGAGCATCTTGGGTAAGTTCCTAGATGACAAAAAATTCTATCCTCGTGAGATTGCTGAACAGTTCAAGTATCTTGACGAGGCTATTCAGGGGCGCTTCAAGGGATTTGATAACAAGAGCGTAGCTGCTACTGTTAAGTTCTATGACAAGGTAATTCACATGTGGAAGTCTGGGGTTACGATTATTCGTCCCGGTCACCACATTAATAACCTTATCGGAGATGTAGCGCTTGCTTGGTTTGATGGGGTAAATAACCCTGACGTTTACCGTAAGGCTATCAAGGTAATGTCTTCCCACTCTAAGGCGTACAAGGGTTGGGATGGGCTTAGGGCGCTGTCAGAGGGTGTAGTTCCTCAGGAGTTAATTGATACCTCGGTAAAGATTAAGACGCGTGTTGGCGGAAAGATGGTATCCGTTGATGGCGCTCACCTTTATCAGGAGGCATTCAAGGCTGGTATTATTCCTGACTATACTACACTTGAATCTCTGTCATTCAACACTGGTCAGGAAATGGGTGCTTCTGTAACTAAGAAGGGCATCACCCGTATGCTTGACAAGGGCGCTCATATTGCTGGTGGAATTAGCCAGGCTCGTGACCACATGGTTCGAATTGGTCACTTCATTAATATCCTGGAAAAGGGTGAGTTTAAGACTCTTGATGAGGCTTACGCTCACGCCGGAGCTAGGGTTCGTAAGTGGCACCCCGATGGTTCGGACTTAACTAACTTCGAAAACAAGGTGCTTCGCCGTACCTCCATGTTCTATAGTTGGATGCGTAAGGCGTTGCCGCTTGTTGTAGAGGCAGTGGTTATGCATCCTGGCAAGGCTTTAATGTTCCCCAAGGCAATGTATGTAACTGCTCAGCAAATGGGTGTAGATCCTGAATCCCTAGCTAATCCATTTCCAGCCGATTCGCTGTTCCCGTCATTCATCCAGGATAACATCACTGGTCCTCTGTGGCATGATCCTGGAACTGGGCACTTAATGGCACCTAATCCAGGTGAGCCTGTAAGCCAGATGATGGGGCAGTACGGTAGCTTAGGTTCAGCCGCCGAGCAGATAAAGGGTAGCCTTACCCCTGTAGCGAGAATCCCGCTTGAGTTAATGATGGGCTCAAGTATCGCTACAGGAGTTCCTATTAAGGATAAGACAGACTATCTTGATCAGAACACCCCTGTAGCGGGTATCGTAGCAGGAATTACAGGCCGTTCACCTTGGTCTGGAATGACTCAGAATACCCGTAACGTTGACAAGGGTAATACAGCATCTGGTCTTAATATGACCAAGCTTATTAACCTACTTATAGGAGCGGGTATTATTGATACCCAGCAGCCTAACTATCAGAAGCTCGCTCAGTATGACGCTAACAAGAAGAACGGAGGTTAGTAATGGCCGCTGTAGACCCGTCCACGTTGTTTGATTACAATACGTCTGCAAATAACCAGTTGCAGCAAATCAATGCAATGGGAACTGTCGCTACACAAAGGGCTCAGCAAATTGCTGCGGCTCGTGCGGCAGCCATTGCGGCCGCTGCTCAAAACGTTAACCCTAATAATGCCACTGGTAATTACAACACTAAGTCTACCTTGACTGGTGCTGTACCTAATTACAAGAGTGGACAGAATACGTTCGCTAACTTCCTTCATGCTATCTCAGGACGCGAATCTGGTGGAAATTACAACGCCGTTAACCGTGATTCTGGAGCACTCGGGAAATACCAGGTTATGCCTGGGAACGTTGCATCCTGGTCAAAGGAAGCTCTCGGGCACAGTGTTAGCACCAGCACTTATTTACACAGCCCAAAGATCCAAGAGCAGGTTGCACAATACCAACTTAAGAAATATTACAACAAGTGGGGTCCTGGTGGAGCTGCGGTTGCTTGGTATGCAGGCCCAGGTGCTGCCCCTAACTGGATGAAAAGTCATGGTCAAGGTAGTCACTGGAATGCTCCGCAAGGTCACTACTCATCTATTTCAGCGTATGCTTACGGCATCCTGAAAGCTATGGGGCTGATGTGAGTAAATACTTAAAGGATGCCGCCGAGCGGTTATCCTGGACTCTATTATATGCAATGATCGCATGGGGAGTTACGGAAGCTACTAATAGTAGCGATAAGTACGCTCCTCTGATTCTCGTTCTTTTACAGGTAATTAAGCTGGCTGTAGCTAAGTTTGTTGGTAACCCCAACACAGCGGCTATCGGTGGTGACTCTGTAGAGGCAACGACTGCGGTGCTCGCAGAAGGGCCCACAGACGTTCCTGAGGGCACTCTGGACAGCTAGGTTAGCTTGACAACGCAGTGAGGGCCCGTCACAATGTAGCCATGGGATACCCCAATGACTACGCGTGGCGGGCCCTCAGTGTTTGCGGAGCGTCCTTCAGTACAGCGCTAGCGATCAAAGATCGCGATGAGCGACGTAAAGAGCTTGAGCGTCTTGACTCAATATTTGATCCTAAAGGCAGGCCAAGACGAAAAGAACATTTCAGTCAGTTCTGTGACAACTGCCCTGTGTCTCAGAATTGCTTAGTTGATGGATTTGTTCATGATGAGGAGGGAATCTGGGGAGGAACTAGAGACGCTACAAGAAAGTCTCTTCTTACTATTCAAACATGGAGAAATCGGGTAATTGAGGAATACCAAGAAGGTCGGCTTGACGTGGATCGGCTGGACTCGAAGTCTGAGATTTGGACGATTTTGAAGCCAATTCTTTCACCTCGGCCTGTTCCTCGCGATATTGATCCACAATCAACTGCGGATCTAGACCTAATTGAATTGCGGCTTCAGTTACTTTGTATGACCACGATAGAAGAGGAGCTAGAACTTCGGGCTCAAGAATCATTGGTGGAATAGCTCCACCATATCGTTCTTCCGGAGTCTTATGCGTCCAATCAAGACCTGAATGAATGCGAAGCCAGGCAGCGCGGCAAATATCGTTGCAGTATGCTACTTGCTTACTGTTGGTTAGGAACATTTCACCGCAATGCTTACAAGCTACACCAATAAACGCATGAGGGCGCTCAAGGCTGTTCAGCACCGCATCCATACTCTCGGATCGCGATTGCAGAGCAGCCTTTTGCCTTGCCTCCTTTACCACCGCCTCAGGGTCGACGTCTCGAATAACGATTCCCTTTTTGGCAAGACCTGCCAACGCCTTAGTTAGGTTGGCAATATCTTTTCTCTCACTGCTTCGGGACACGTGCAAGCTCCAATGCGGTAGGTCGGAGGTTATTGCCGATCATGTAGTAATACCCGTGTAGCGCGGCGCATACCCTGTGAGATTTGCTATGATCCGAGGGCCTAAATACCTGAGCCCATTTCTCCGCCGTGGGTAGGATATCAGAGTCTTGCATTACTACAGGAATACGGTACATTGCAGCCCAGGCTGTAGCGGCTCCAATTACCTTAGAGGTTACTAGCTTAGAGCCAGCGTGTGACATTGCCTTACGTGTGAAGATCATGTAGTCTTCAATAATTACCTTGCAAGCATCCCCGATGATACCTGGATTGTCCATCATCCATTCATTGAAGCCTTCGAGTCCGCCTTCAATATGGCCGTCGTAAAGAACACCCTCCTTATTCATTAGAGCCCATCCCGTAGTATGACCAGGATCGAAGCATAAATACTGCGCCATCTTAATTACCATTGCTACCCCAATCATGGGTATCTACGTCGAACTTAGCCCTAAAGAATCCGTTACCAACCCCTGTCATAATGGCAGCGATTTGCTTCTTTGCGGATTCCGCTACAGAGCGCTCCGCCTCAAAGCAGAATGCATCATGAATCTGTAGCATAACCCGGACGGCGCCGTCGGAAGGAATGATAACTTCCTTCACAATCTGATTGAGGGCAACCTCAACAATATCGGCGGCGCCGCCCTGGATACGTGAATTGAAAGCCTTGTGTGCTTCCGCCTTTACATTAGCAAAGTTACGGTAGCGACCAGACCAGATTTTGACCCTCTTTGTAGCGAATGCTTCTCGTGTAGCGAGATCAATAGCAGACTTAAATCCAGGATACTGTCCAAAGAACCCAAGTTTACGATCAGCTGCTTGTGCTTTATTAATTCCAAATACATTCATCAGTCGCTGAAGTCCAGCACCGTACTGAATTGAATATACCATGGTCTTTACCTCATGACGAGGCATTCCAAGTTCTTTAGCCATCTCAGTGAAAACATCACGGCCGTGTTCAAATGCATCAATTAGTGCTGCGTCTTGTGCGTAATGAGTTCCAAGTCGAAGTTCAAGTTGTGAGTAGTCAATCTCAAATCCGAGCATTCCGTCGCTAGCCTTGAAGGCTTTCTTAGTATCGCCGTTCCAGGGATTTGATGAGTTACGTGGAATCTGTTGAAGATTTGGGTTACGTGAGCTTACTCGTCCTGTTACAGTTCCGCCGGCGTCTCCGCCTTCTGCCGCTTTGTGAAGCATGTAGTTAGTTCGAAGTCGCCCATCAGGGCTCATGTTGTCAAGGTAAGCCTTAAACATGGAGGAAGTGGCCTTCTCCCACCCACGATAAGCCTTAACCCATTCTGCAATTGGGTTATCTACACGTTGAAGAATGACGTCATATTCTTGCATAGCTTCTTTGTCGAATGAGGGTCTACCGTTCGGCGTTGTCTTAACTACAGGCAACCCGAGTTCGTCCAACAGGATCTTTTTAAGGTGGGCCCCTGTAGGCTTACCACCCAGCAGTTCTGTGACGTCTGCCATTACGTCCGAGCCTTCATAGAGTTTGCGCTCACAGAAGCTCTCGTCAATTTGAACACCAGTTTGCATTAGAAGATCGAAGCTGTGAATTGTATCTGACTTGTGCTCTTCCCAGTATCGATGAAGTCCAATTTGTTCAACCTTTTGCCATTCGTGTTCCCAGACCATATACGTAACTTCAGGGTCCCATACTGCATACTCGTACATTACATCTGCTGGAATCCATGCCCAGTCTTCATCGCGCCATGTCTTTTCAACTTTATTCAAACCTAGATAATTGAATGCAAGAGAGTCAAGAGATCGATTGAGAGGCCAGTTTTCGTTGACAAGTGAAGAGATTAACATTGTGTCATAAAGTATGGGAGAGGTGGGAATGTTGATCCCAAGAGTTCGAAGTGCCGGTAGGTCGTATAGGGCGTTGTGGAATACTGTCCGCTTTGTAGTCTTTTGTAGAATTCTACGCAGTTCTTCAAGACATCTACTGTTGTAGTTGAATCCCACACTGAATCGAAAAGGGAAAAAATGAGATGATAGTTTTCCGTTGACTTTAATTGTCGTTCCAATACCAGTGGCATGGTCCCTAAGGTCGCGTACCTTAAGTCCCGTACCCTCGGTGTCAATGGCGATAACTTCTGCGTCTTCAAGCTGTCTAAGATACTCTCCAAGGTCAGTTCCATTTTTGGTTACCCGCCAATCAGTTTTCAGCGTCTCTGGCACGTGGAATCTCCCTACGAATGAAATCAAGATTAGATGTTCTAATTACATGGAACGGATACTGTTCCTCAGCGAATCGATTCTTCACAGTCCTGAATTCAATAGCCTTCGTATCGGGCGCTCTCCACAGGTTAATTACAAGTGATGCGTCAACTGTAAGATAGACGTTTCCGTAGGTATCTGAAAGCGTTGAGTTTTTACTTCCCGGCGCCGATTTACGACTGTGGTGAATGAGTACGAAGTAGACGTCAAGTTTTGATCTAATTTTATTTAGGATTAAGTTCATCGCTCGGATAGGCAATTCCTTACTGATCTCGCCGTTGATAATCTTTCCAACAGAATCAATATAGATGCCTTGAATTCTATGTTCTTTGATTAGGTTAACTATGTACTTTTGGGTATCAGGATGTTCGATATCCATGGGTTCATTACTAGGATCAATGAGAAAGTTAGCGTCAATCATTGATCTCTGTAGCGGAGTATATCCGGCGAGCATTGGTGTAAGAATTCGCTTAACACTTACAGCACCCATCTCAAGTGAAAGATAGAGTACCTTGTGAGGTTCAGCAACCTTATACCCAAGCCAGTCCCTGCCTGTAGCGCAAGATAGACAGAGACGCAAAGCCATCTGAGACTTACCAACTCCAGGATCAGCGATAATGAATGCCAATCCATCTGAAGTAATAAGATCAGTGACTTTCCAGTCGAACTTGAGGTCTGCCGCCATGAGTTCAGACATTGTGTACAACGTCTTAACATTGACTTCAGTTGTCTCTTTAAGAAGACCACCAACTTCAAGTGGATCATTTGCCTTTGGAACTTTGGACTTAGCGCGAGAGATAATTGAAATCAATCGCCGCTTACGATCTGCCCTGGTCTTATACTTCCCCCACTTATCATCCACATGGAGAAGCATTGAGTACATTTCTTCGGGCTGCATTCCAAGTTCAGCACACTCATAAGCAAGCCGAAGCATTGCCTTAGCACGCTGACCATCAGGAACGATCTTATTCAACAGATCGCGAGTATCTGGGAGCAGATCGTATTTCGCTACAAGGTCAATAACGCTCGGGATACTAGTAGTATCAATCTCAATATCATAAGCGTCATTGATCTGTGTTCTATCAACTACGATTGAATTCTCAGCGTAGATAGCCGATGCATTATCGTGGAAGATTGTTACGGGTTGACCTTCATCGCCTCGCTTGAAGTTCCTAGTTCCTGGAACCCTGAGGAGTTGATTAGCATCCCAGCCTGTCTTGTCAGCATTCGCTACAAAGGTGAAATACTTATTGAGCGACTCAAGACGAATTAGGTCATCAACGAAAACGTCCAGCTTCCAATAGGCATGCTGGTTACTCTCTGCGGATGTACGAACTCTTACACTTGGAACTGGAATAGATGGAAGATCCCACTCATCAGGAGCATTGCCATCGAAATCAGCCCAGATAACAGATGCGCCGAGAACGTTAATCTTGTCACTCGACCTACTGCCGCGCCTGAATACGGCAGGGTGGAACCATACATCGTACTGCTTACCTACCTGGGCTTTAACGTATTCGATAATCTCAGGCTTCTTTTCAGGCCAATTGAAGAAAGCCTTACCCCAAGCTCCGCTCTGAGATTTGACAGCAAGTCCTACCGAACACGTCGGAGCGTCGCCCCAAATGTAATCAAAGAAGGCTTCAAGCTTCTTGATACTTGGGGCGACGCCAGACGTATTGCTCATTATTGCCCCTTAGAAATCCATGTTCGGAAATTCGATAGCTAGCAATGAGTCTAGCGAACTATCGACGGGCACGTCAAGGTGTTCATAGATATGCTTGAACATCGGAGGAACGACGCCATATTCAATATTACGCTCAATCATTCCTTCCGTGTAGTTCTTGCACACCTCTGTAGCGGGAACATCTTTAATACAATCCCAGCACTGTGTAGCGCAGAGATCAAATGCAGGATGCCAGAAATCAAACAAGAAATACTTGTCACAAGAAACGCATCGATGCAGAGAGAAGGTATGAAATCGGCCGCAGTTGGGGTTAGCACAAATAGGCTTGCTTGTAGCGAGATCAAAGGTATATGTAGGATTAGAGCAATGACAAAGAATCAACTTCCATCTCATGGGAACAATGCCCTTGAACATAATTCGGTGCACCCACTTAAAGTCTCTCGTTGTAGTTAGGTAATGTTGAGCCGATCCGTAATGGATTTCGCTACAGCCCAAGAGCTTGCAGTTATGAAATCCCTTGGTAAGTAGTTCCTTGAAGTATGCTTGGTTAGGGTCGGCGGTGAATCCTGTGAACTCTCTATCCCAATACCAATGGGTATTCTGTTGAACCATCATCCCTTGAAATAACCCCCATCCCAGTCGTTATAGAATTCTTCAAGAGCACCTGATCGGCTTGCGTCATTCTTCATTGCTTCTTTGTCGTTCTTACTTTGAGGACGGCCAGCCAGCTTATCCGATACACGACCCCATCTCTTAGCTTCACCTCCACGAACAAGCTTAGGGGGATCACCCTTCGGCGGCTTACCCGCGTCACCCTTCCTCGACATCTACAATCTCCGCCTTAATCTCACAGTCGAAACCGTCGAATCCTTCTTCAATGAAGAAATTCATTGTGTCGTCGGTCGCCTCCATTTCTACTGCTTCTTCAATAGTAGCTGCTTCATATGCATCTGGAAAATCCATGAGCCGTGTTGCCGTGAATGTTACCTTAATCTTCTGCATCAGAACTCCTTGTTGTTGTGATGGCATTCCTGGCACACGTATCGATTAGTTTTAGGATCTCCAAAGATAGGGACGTTAGGTCCAAATACCTTTAGACAAAGTACACATTTATCAAGTGGACTGGGACTACAACCTTCTGCTGTTTGACACCTACCCTTGAACTTACAATTGAATGAATGAGTTAATCCTTGAGCCCACCTAGTAGGCATTGTCTTATCCACGTGCCCGTCGTGGGATTCGAACCCACACTGTACTGATTTTAAGTCAGCTTTCTCTGCCATTGGAATACACGGGCCTTACTGCATGTGGGGTACCGCTCCCACTCCAGGGCTCTAATATCTCTATGCCTTTTTCAGCCCGCTTTTTACACGCGCTTACTTAACCCCTGCCCGGTCTTATTATTAGTCGCCGTTGTGAACCCAGATCAGGTGATGCTTATGCTGGCTACGGGGACCGTAAGGAACTGAACTACAAGTAAGACTTTCCTGCGTATGAACGTCAGTAGATGACGCCCCTTCTTCTGTACACCGACCGCCGCGAATCGGAATCGGATCATTCGAAGACTTAGGACAAGCACCGGCAGTAAGAAATACAAAGCCCAGAACTACGGCTCCTGTAATAAGCCTGCGTCGCATATCAGTCCACCTTCTGATCAGTAGTCTCGACGGGCTCGGGATTACGGGCAATAGCTGCATTAGCCCACAGCATAGCCTCTTCAATCTTGGTAATAGCAAGAGACTGTTCACGGCTAGGGGGCGTTGATGCAAGAGTGAACAAAGCAATCGCGCCAAACCGATTACGCAACTCTGCGTGGATATTTACCTTATTGCCTGTAGGTGCATGGTATGCGAACCGATTCTGCATATCGGCGACAACAGCTTCACTAGGGTACTTCATTATAGCCTCCATGTAGCGAATTAAGTTACGTAGTCCCTGAGGGATTCGAACCCCCGACATGTTGCGTGTAAGGCAGCCGCTCTACCACTGAGCTAAGAGACCGGGCAGGCACTAACAGCAGACCCTCCATTAGTGCCCTATCAGATATACTTATATAGTAAGCAATCTGAATTGTAGAGTAGGCAGGACTCGAACCTGCTTCTGTCAAGGCGACTCGCGGAATATTCCGCTATCCACGACCTGACCGCTCTCGCCTACTGAGCTACTACTCTTACCGATTACAGCACCTCTACTGTAATCTATTCAATACCCGCACCTCTAAGGGATGGAGTCCCGACAGCTGTTTCAGGAGTGCACTCCATGTAATATTGGGTATTGAGTTGTGGAATGGGAGGGGTTCGAACCCTCAACTTGCGACTCGGTGGATAAGACCCTTATCAATCCGTTTAGTCTCATGTATTCCCGATGAGTAGCCTGGGCAACCAACCCTATCTGGATCTTTTGGCTACATCTTATACTACCATCCCGTGCTAACTGGCGGTGGACCCACCACCCATTCCGCGCAGCACCACCCGTTTAGGATATGAACGGAGTAGCCCACCGCCAGTTAGAGTCTATCAGAGGAAGTCGTCAGTATCCGCAGTTACAGGCTTAGCAGCCGCACGGGCAGCCATTGAAGCAGCCAAAGGAGATGCCTGACGAACAACACCAGCGGAGCTTGCAAGAACGCCGCTAGATCCTGCGGGCTTACGGAGCTTCACCTCGTAATTTGTGAACTCCTGATCGTCCTTGCCCTTATTGTAGCGAACCGTAATCATGACCTCGATACCAATGAGGTCTTCCTCATCGCTCTTGAGGATGTTATTAGCCGGAAGCCCCAGAGAAACCCAGCGACCCTTAAGCCGTCCGATTTTCTTCTGATCCTTCTCGTCCATGTCCCGAAGATTCATCGGAATGCCCAGGTACTCCCACAGCTTACGGTTGGGAGAATTCTCGGAATCCTCGTCAATCGTGAACTCAATGGTGTATCCCCGAGTCGCTTCCTTATCAGGGAGAGCTTCCTTAGAGTTAACCTTGAATCTAGAGACAGTTGCAAGATACGTACCCGCCGGAACTCGGTCAGTAGTAATTACGCCAATAGCTGCAATTGCGTCATCATCGAAGTCATCTTCGAATGCGGCGTCAAAGAGGCCCATGTCAGTTATCCTTTTCAGTGTTCGTCAGGGTCGATTACAAATTGGTCATCAACTGGAATCATTGGTGCAGCCGCTACAGGAGCTGATCCATTAGCATACCAAGCCTTAATGGTAGCCAACATATCCATAACGGACATTTTGTATCCCAGGTCGCCGATCCTAGACTTAGCTATAACAGCCTTAGTCGGCCAACACTGAGCAATTCTATCATACACTGGGGCCTGATCTACCATCTTAATATCATTGGTGAATCTCGCTACAAGGTGTAGCGGGCCCCTAAGTTCAGGACCAAGCTCAGGTGCAAATGCCGGCTGAACCTGGTAGAGTCCCGACTTAAGCTTTCGATCCTGTTCGTGAGCAACCAGGATAATACTCAGTCCCGGAATCTCACTGAATCTCGCTACAGAGCGACGGAATCGGTTGTTGCTAGCATTGTAGATCGGCCAATCCGCCGAATCAGGATTATCTTGATACTTTTCGGGATTATTCGCGACCGAACGATCCAGCACAAAGTCTTGATCCCTACGCGCCATAGTCGATGCTTCATCGAAGATGACACAATCAACATCTGCGTAGTCTCCATACCTGCTAGCAATAAGCCGATACGTCTTTTCGAACTGTACCAGCTCACTAAACTGATTAACAGTTACTGCCTCACGTGCCCACGAGTAAAGCGTAGGGTGATTGATAACTGAGATCCAGTTCTCGGCAGATTCGAAATACTGAACATTCCTGAATCCAAGCATCTTGCAAAGCTGGAGAGCAGCAACAGTCTTACCCGTACCACTTATTCCGTAGAACATTGCTCGAATGCTAGGAGTTACCTCAGAAAGGCGGCTCCGCGATGTCTGAATCTCCGCTGCCCACTGTTTGAGATCGGAAGGGGTATAAGATGATGGCATTTTCATCCTTAGGTCGCGTCGTTTTAGGTTCGTATGTTGAGTCAAGAATCATCTGCTGAGTTTTTATATCTTCGCCATTAAGCTGTGAAATACAAATCGCCGAGAAGTTACAGTAGCCACAGTTCTTTTCGTCAGATGATCTACCCGGACCCTTTGATGCATCAAATGAAATAGATCCTTCTGCAATATCTACAGTAGTCTCACACATTTCTTCAAATGCAACAAGTCCTCGATGATCTTTATACCCTAGTGACTCCCATGAAAACTTACCATTTACGAACAATCCGTAAAGACAATCCTCAATCTTGATGCCACTCAAGAGCAGTGCATGTGAGTACAGAGGCATTTGATTTGCTGTAGCGATTCGAGTTGCACTGTACTTCTTACCTACAAACTTCCAGTCGATCAGGTAGTACAATCCAGTGTCTCGCTCACGAACAATCAAATCCACGATGAATTCAAGCTCATGCGTCATCTGATACGCCTTGAATTCCATGAAGAAAGATTGCTCAACGTAAACAATCTCGTACTTCTCAAAGAATCCTGTAGCGAACATCTCTTCAAGTGCAGTTACTACGTCATCAATGGGGACCATTCCGTTCCACTGTTTGGAAGTGAAATGAGCCATCATTGCTTCAATTGATAGCAGGTATCTATCTGCGTAACTGAGATTAGGATCAGCGGCCTTAAACGCCTTGAAGAATATCTCAAGAAGTTCGTGGCCGTTGGAACCTTTCTTCAGGGCTTCGGACTTATTTGGATTTATCAGTTTCAAGTAGTATGAATACCAGTGTGCGCGCTTGCATGTCAAATACATTGTCATTTGCGAATATGATATCTTCATCTGTCCTCCTTGATATTTCAAGTATACCACAGTGAAATATGCATGTCAAGTCCAGAAAATTACATCTAAATGTTTAGATTACACGCCAATCATGAACTTGTGCAGGGTACTTGCCGCCGAGACCAGATCGTCCGGTGTAGCGAATGTAATATTAGAGCGTAGAGCGAAATCAATAGCCATCGTTCGCTGAACAATAGCGTCTTCCTCGGTAGCAATCTTCTTCATATCGCCTACAAACGGAAAAGTCTCATCCTCTACCATAAAACTAGCGGAGGAACCTTCACTCGGAAACTGCTCGTCCATTAGAATTCTTTCTCTTAGATGCAGCGAGAATCAACTCGCCGATATCAGCCTGTGTTACATTATCATGTGCGAGACACTCTAACCCCTCACGCACAAGTCTGGTGGTGTCGTCATAGAACTCATCATTATCCGCGTGCCACCTGTTGTGGCAGAATGAGCAGATCCTATGAACGTTTCCCTTTTGATTGCTGGTCGTATTCTTATCTGGACCGTGATGCCTATCGGATGCAAAGTTACCCATGCATCCAACGATAGGCTTAATGCCGCCGCCGGCCTTAGCTAAGCTTGCCCACTCGCACCTAGTAACTCCGGCTTCAATTGGGTATAAGGCAGCAGCTTCCTTACGCCCAGTCGAAAGTGGATCTCTAAGCAATGCACGATCTTTCTTCTTACGGATTCGCGCGGCAGTTGACTTGACTACTGTAATAATAGGAGACTCTGTTTCCTTTTCGCTACAGCAACAGATCAAGTGCGTCTTTTCGCGGCGAGCTTTCTTGCATAAGCCATGGTAGGAATATTGGCACATCGTGCATGTGGGCATTGTAGGTCCAAATAAAAAGAGGGCCGGATATGGAGAAACACTGAGCGGTGTGAGGGATGCGCTCAAGTCTCAATCCATATCCGGCCCTTCCCTTACAGCATGGCCTGTAAGGGTGAGCGGACGCCTCAACGGGTGACGTCCGAAGTTTAAGCTGGATACGGATTACTATGTTGCGCGGCTTCATCCTGTCCAGCTAGCTACCACACTACACCATAGCTGGACAGGATACAACTCAACTTACCTAACGATTACTCGGATATTTACCCGATGATGCGTGAAGACATAGTACCGATGGGCAGAGACGGGGCCCCAGACACCGTCTGAGAGGGCACCAGCGGCCTTCTGAGCGTGTCGGATGCGGTGCCCTAGCTCAGAGCCATAGCAACGGGCCTGCCGGATACCGAAATACTTCTCAAGCTTGATTACATTATTTCCGCAACTGCCAGGACCAGTAAGACCATGAAGCGAAATAACCACCAGATGAGGAACAGGCTTAGGAGTTGGCTTAGTAACAGGCTTACTAGGAGTAGGCTTTGGAGTAGGCGAGCTTGAAGGTGTAGCCGTAACCGAGACCGAGGGCTTTGGTGAGGGGGTAATTGATGTGTGAGTGACAACCTTAGCACCTCCAGTAATAACAGTGAAGGCGATAGCACCAGCAGCAGCGTACCGCGTAATGGTCTTGTGTAGCGGAAGCCCGTAAGCGGGTCGAGCAATGTTATCCACCAGACTGGCCCTACGCCGCTTAAGTCCAACCATCCCATTATTATTGTATCCAGGGATCTGGACATTACCGTCAATGGTAATTACTTCATGAGTATCTGGCAGATACCGAACAAGCAACGCAACGTGAGAAAAACTGAAATGAAGATAATCCCCCGGCTTAGCGTCCTGGATATTTCCAATGTGCTTCCACTTCTCTGCCATCCTATGAACAATAACAGAAGAACTTGCCAAGACATTTGAGTTATCCGGAATGTCCAACAGCTCTCGAAGAGTAAACTCAACAGTCCCGTAGTTATACTTTGACAGAAGCTTATTGACATTGAAGTGAGCAAAGTCTGCGCACCATTTTTCCGCTACCACCTTAACTACCTTGTTAACGGCGCGACTGAACTTATTAGAGTTCTTAGCACCCTCAACATATCCCGTGTAGCTACGAGACTGCCTAATCAACTGACGCGCCGTGAACCCGAGTCGCTTATTACTGGGGTGGAAATGGATACCGTCCTTGTACCCAAGAGCAATAAGCATCTTCTTCATCTTACTTGCTGTAACCGTAACCACTCTTAACACCCCAATCCTTTTCGATTCGGCGACGGCACTGGTCGCTACAGTATTTCATGCCCTTGAAGATCATTGGTTTATTTGAATCTGTGCACATACAGATTTCCTTGTTCTGGAAATCAATTACATGCAGTCCGTCAGGATACTGATACTGCCAAAGCTGGGCCTTTTGCATCACGACTCCATGAGTGACTGAATGTAAGCCGCGCTAATGTCGCTGGCTTCTGACTCAAAACCTTGAACAACAAGAGCCTTCTCTTTGATGATCTCTTCAAGCCACTCATCAATGCCGGGGGTAATAATGATGGGATGGACGAATGTAGGCTCAGTCTGACCAATTCGCTTAGTACGGAAGTAAGCCTGATCACGCATTCCAGGATTCCATTCGGAATCCATAGTGTAGGTACGAACCGCCGCATTGAGGTTTAGCCCTTGACCTCCTGTAGCGTAATTGCACAGGACGACATCAAACTTAACCTCATAACCTTCTGCCTCACAGAACATTCGATCGAAATCAACCTCAATGATTTCACGAACATTCTTAGAGGTTGCACCGTTATAGATAGCTGCACGAATACCAAGTGCCTCTAGCTTATCACGGGTATACTCCAGCGGTCCAGTAAATTGAGAGAAGACAACGATGCGCTCGCCATTTGCAACGTTTTTTTGGATATGATCAACAACAACGTCAACCTTTGCAGACTCTGTTACATCATCCGCTACAGAGAATACAACACTGCCGAACTGATCCTTGAGCTTAATACCGGCAGGACAAACAGATGCCTGACGCTCACGAGTAATAGCTGCAAGCACACCATCCATTCTCATGCTCTCGCCACTATTAAGAATGATCTGAGCGTTCTTTCGAACCTCTTCCATCACCCGGAACTGATCAGGATACTGGAACTTAACAACATCCCTGGGGATATAGATCGGCTCAACAACCTGAGGTGGCAGAGTAATATCAACCTGAGGGTCATCAATTGTGCGGCTGACATAACGTCCGCGCAACTGACCCATCAGCAGGACCAATGCGCCATTCTTCCAAGTCCAGCGCCCCGGCCTGTAAAGATCCTGCAAGCAATAGTCACGCTGGAAATCACGAACACTATCGAATACACCTGGCAGCATGAAGTGCAGGAGAGGCCAAAGATCCTGCGGCTTATTAAGAACGGTTGTGCCACTCATGCACAGGACATTCTTAATAGAGTTACGATCACCAAAGTCATAGTCACGATCGCCACTTACGGAGTTCCAACCACAGACAGTGCAGACATCGAGAGCACCAGTGGTAATAGTCTCGGCACTACATAGCGGGCAGCAATTCTCAGCGAACATAACCTTGTTGAGGCCCTTGAATAGCGCAGTCCTAACTTCCTTGAATGAGTGAGCCTCATCCATAATAATGCTGTCAAAGCCGCAAGCAATAATCTTATCAACAACACCTTCCTCATCAATCAGATCGTAGTTCATCACGATAGTGAGAGGCTGATCTTTGATGCCGATGATGATGTCGAACAGATGATTACGAACGGCCTTGAGATGCCCCTGAATTGAGTAGCATTTTCTATGGGATGCAAACTTCTCAACCTGACGAATGTAGCTATTGGTAAGGTTCGCCGGTGCCAGAATCAGCAACTTCTTCGAACCAACCATGTCGGCCCACATCATGCTAGTGAATGTCTTACCAAGACCAGGGCCGTCAGCAAGAATTCCCCGCTTAGCAGCAGCCAATCCCTTAGCAGCAAGAAGCTGATGAGAATATGCAGACTTATTCCAAGCATATCCAGCTGTAGCGGATTCAATCTCTGCAAGCTTACCCTTAGTCTCAAGGATCATAAGCAAGCGATCATATTCAAGCGCAAGCGCCCGCCGAAGCTGTTCAATCTCTTTCTCTGTAGCGGCGATGTTAGCAACAATATTCTTGCGAAGCTGACGCTTATCAAACAACTTGTTGGCAATCTCAGTAAGCATTGCCTGGATTCGAGCCCTCTCCTTTTCGATTGTCTTGATCTCAGACTCAACAGCTCCTAGCGTTGATTCACCCCTACCAAGATCCTCAGTAAGGACTGCAATCTCTGCAAGAATTCGTCGGGTCTCATCTGATTCGGGAAGCTCGGGCTCAATAACAACAGGCTCCGACTTTGGGGATTCCGCTACAGCAACGTCAAAGTCAAAGTCAGGAAGCTCCGGCAGATCCCCAAAATCAAAGTCCATCGTCATTACCTCTTTCTTAGCTCATCCAAGATGTCGTTGAGAATCTGAGTAGTTGCACTATTGATCTGAGCCGCATCGACGGCCAATGCTTCGGCGCGAGTCAATAGCTCTATAATAGTTCCGAGCTGATCCCCCATAGGAATAACATCTTCCTTTTCAGGGATTACATACGGCTCACAAATCCTACAGCTGACGTCAACGATCCTGCTTTCAGGGATTCCCATACCTCGGAGAATCCCCGCAACGTTAGCATCCGTAATATTAAGCCTGACATGATGCTCAGGCCCAATAATAGTATCCCCTAGGTAGCAGTAGATGAATGCTGATCCATTGGTAGCCTCATGCACCTCTGTATATACAGAAAGGAATCTTTTCATAATGCTATTAGTTTGAAATAGATCCTCCCTAATAGCTCCCTTGGTAAGCATAACACCAAAAAGCTTTTCAATCTCTCTGCGATCAGCCAATAAACTCAGCTCCCGTGTAAGTTTCCCAATTTCCAGTTGAACCTTCTTCTGGCTTAACTCCCGCTACAGGATCGGCAATCCAGAATTGATTCACCTGGGGATACATATAGCGAATCGACCCGCCTGCATCCAAATGATCTCGAACGATTCCGATATCCTGGCGAACCATATCCAGGAAATCAACTTCCTCAAATATCTTTGAGAAGAACATAATCTGTGATCGCAGTCCACTTTCACATGATTCTGTTCTCAGAAGAATGCCAAACTCACTCATGGGGTAGACGCCAGATCCCATAACCATATCAATGATATAGCACGCATACATCATGGTTTCGTAGCGAGCCTGGGTGACGTCACGCCCGGAAGCAACCAATGCTCCGATTGCCAGCTCGATATTAGCCAGCGACTTAATCTTAGGCGCCGCCGAGAACCCAGCGTCAATTACAGCCTTGTCCTCTTTTGTAGCGAGACCTTCTTCGAATACTCCCATTAGTCACTCACTTCGCAATAGCCACAGATTCCGCTACAGGTAAACATGTATCGCTTACGGGATATCTTTGTAACCTTCAATCTCCCACGGCACCCCGATCTCTGGCATTTGTCTAGTTGACCATACGTGATTGTCGAGGACCGCTTGAAGACCTGCACAGTCGTCACCTAGCTTTCTATCTAGGAATATCGTAAATAGACACCCTGTCGAATCACACGTGACCATTAGTTCAGCCCAGTTATATACCAGAGTCTTACGGCTGCATCTTGGACAGAAGTAATCGATATATTTATCGTTATCGTTAACGAGAAAGAATTCGATTACCCTGTCAATGTAATCAGTGAATCGTGCAAAGATATAGGTGATATAGAATCACAGCTCCCCAGAAGATACACCAGAAGATCATATTACGCACTGAAATCCTCCAAGAGAGGCGCCGGGTAAAGCGAACGCTTGAGATCCAGAATTCCAGTCAATTCGTGAATCAGATCACGAATATCTTCTCCCTCACTTGCAATCTCGAAAAGCTTTGATACCTTGGGCTCTGCCTTTCGGTAGTCATCAATAACAGTGGTGATCTCCTCAATCACAACACGGGCACGCAGGGCCTTAGTAACCTTGATAGCCATTTCATTCTCCTTCTAATTGGGATGACTCGCTACAGAGCCAAAGACCCTGTAGCGAATCAACACGATTAGAAGCCGCTGATCACCTGGTACCGCTTGCCGGAGGAGATTAGGTAAGAGATGGGAATGTCCTCACGATTCGTAACGAAAGTCAGGCGATCGGTGCCGGTCTTAATGAGTCGGGCATTCCCATTAGCACCACAGTCAACCTCAACCAAAGCACCAATGCCAGCCACAATCAATCGGCTATCGCCACCGGCTGCATTGATAAGCGCATCCGTCCACTCACCATTGATTGCACCGTGCTTAAGGCAGATGTCAGAGTGCTTAGGCATATTCCGAACGTAATCGAATACGTCCTTAACCTTCACCCTCTCAATGCCAGGGCGCATACCAAGGAACTCTTCGAGCAGATCCTTAAGCTCGTCAAGGTCAGTCTTCTCAGGCATTTCCTTCTCCTCTTCGATTTCGATCTTGTTGACGGTCACCTGGATTGCGTCCTTCATGAATTCTAGGTACTCGCTACTGGTGAGTTCAGCACTAATGAAGTGGTGAAGATTAGGGTCGGTAAGAACAAACTCACCATCTCGCAGGACTGAGGTATCAACTCCAGCGGCAATCATCTTCCCATTGAGAATTCCAATGAACGTCTTACCCTTCTGAGCCTTCACGTTCAAAACGCCACCGATGAGGGCGTAAGGCAGGGGCGTAATCTTACGCCCAGGAATCAATCCATCAAAATCAACAATCAATCGCAGACGCTTGGGATCAGAGATGTACACGGGAGAAGGGCCTCTGTTGAGAGTAATAACGATATCCTTACTACCGTTACTGTTCTTTTCGAATCGGACAATGGTTCCGATGATTTCGTTACACGAAACCGTATCAACAGCTACCCGATGGCCAATCTTCCATTCGAACTTATTCATAACCGGAAGGGACCCAGCAGGCCCATAAATCCTACCCGATTCACGATCAATAACCTTATCGCCGCTAACCGCTACCTTAGCAATGCGACCATTAGGCAGAACCATCTCACCGAACTTCTTAGATATCTTAGCTCCAGTCATGGGATTATATACTCTATACCCTTCGCTACAGAAAGGGGGTATGCAATCTCGTTGTACATTACTTAGCCTCCCTACTATGTCCACACAAAACACAGGCTTCCAACTTAATTTCATCTGCCGGGTCCAGTGATTCCGCTACACGCAACCCAGAACTAACCCTTTTGAATGTCAGGTGATCGGCGCGATGCTCTTTCCCGGCAAAGCAGAAGTAGCAATTGCATTTATCCATTTCCGCTCCAATGCCTAGCAACATGAGCCTGCCTAATTCCCTCAGACGTAATAACAACAGGCTCGGTCATCTTACCAACGCAACAGGCTCCAATAATCAACCATCCTCCCATCATAGCAACTGCCAGCCCGGCCATAATCAGATTCATTAGTCCTCAACCTCTTTCTCATAGTCCTTCTTTGCCTTGTAAATATCTTTCGCTCTCTTTTCAGTTAAAGCAGCAATCTATAGTATCCTCTCAATCTCAGCCCAATGCTCAGAGCAAACATATTCCTCAGCCAATCCCCATTTGCATCCTGCCCTCTCAGACAACATAATCAACCGCCGGAATTCCTTATCAAATAACTTATACTCCGCTACAGAGCAACAGTGATCCTTCCCTCTCCACCACTGACAAGCAATCCCCCGCCTAATCCTGTTAGCCATTCAATATCCTTTCCGCGAATAAAGCAATCCTTCGCCCCCACCCCGGAGCCGCATAGATTTCTCTCAATGCATCAATCTCTTCCCAGAATTCAATCCCCAATTTCGGCATATCAACTACTTCGCTACACAACTCCTCCCAGCTCATCCCTACTAACATAATTACTTGTTCCGAATTTCCTTTCAATCCGACAGGGATCATTCCAAGGGCACGGCGACAAAGTAGCTCCTGCTGATTATCTATGGGCACAATAGCTGGTTTGCCTACTACCCCCAACGCCGCAGCAACTTCATTGGAGGGGGAATAGAGCCCTTCCTTCAATATGAATTCTCCAGTCGAAACCCAAGATGCAAGAGTTGAGCGGGACACAAATTCATCCATCTCACTTACTCGCAAGGGAAATACTGCACCCCTTAATTTCTCAATACTACGCACGGATAGCATTTCGCTACACCAACTCCCTTCGGCGACTGATTACAAGACTACTACATGATGCCATATATGGCAAGCAGTTGTAACCTAAAGTGACAACTGTAATGTTCTGTAGCTGGTCCACAACCATACCAAAACGGACATCCCGGACATCTGATAAATTAGGATTTAAGGCATTGTAGGGTGTAATGCTGCTTGGTTCCATAATTGCATTGTCAAGCAATCCAATTGAGGTTTAGCGTAAAGTAGCTTCTGACCAGCAACGATTACGCTCCGTATTTGCTTGGTTACAGTACAATTTTTAGCATTTCGACTAATTTTCAGGGTGGGGGAACTTCAAGATCCAAGATCCTAGGTCCTGGACTCCGTCCTTGACCTTGGATCTCGGATCTCGAAGTTCCCCACCCAGCGGGGGTATTACAAATTATATTTGCTAATTTTTCGAGCAAATGATGGGAGCAAATCTTTCGATTCGAGTACTTTGCTTCACTACGCTCCGTTACATGAAATACATGGATCGCCGTGGTTTTGACCTTGATCTGTGGCTGTAGCGGAATCAACTAGGTACAGCCTATCACATGAAGACTGACAACTTTCCTTTTCGGCGATGATCATTTGTAGCAGCATCGACGTTTGTTTCCATTCAGGCTTTGATCTATTAGCTAATTGGATAAGGTCAAAACATTGAATGGGCCCAAATTGTAAATGGGCAGCAAAATACCCCCCGCCTCGAAAGACAGGGGGCATTTGCTTATTGCTGTCAGGCGTTGACTCGCGCCCGAACCTTTGCAGTCACCGTGACGTTGATCGAAACATTCGCGTCTGCGTCGGAAGCAACCGACACGGGAACATTCAGCTCAGTACCGGCAGGCAATGCCTTTAGGGCCTCAACACCACCGGCCGACTCAATGAAAGCCGCACGCACGCCATCCGAGGTGAAGTTCTTCCCAAACTTCACGAGCTTACTCGAAAGGTCGGTGATGTTCTTCGCGGTGTCGATGATGACCTCTCCCGAAGAATTGGTCACCTTGAAACCCTCAAAGCTGAACTTAGGCGTACCCGTGCCCGCGCCGGATGTACTGCCTGTAGCGGAAGCCTTACGGCTACCCTTCAATCCAGTTAGGTCGGGAAGCTCAGTGACATCAACCTCGCCCGCACCGAACTTCTCAATGAGGGCAACCATCTGCTTAATGGTCGCGTGCTTTGCAGCGTAATCCTTACGCGCTGCGTCAGGATCACCAACATTCTCGAAAGCACCAACAGATTCGAGGTGGTCATGCGCCTTGGCAAGCATGTCCTGACGACGCGCCTCGAACTCCGCCATGCGCTCACGCCAAAGGTTCATCCACTCGTCATCCCACGTCTGACGCAGGTTTTCGGCCAACGAGTCAGGATCGGTGGCGGAATTGACAGTGGCGGCAAGAGAGTTGCAGGCGGCAATCTCGGCGGTGACAGTCTCAACCAGACCGCGAATCATTCCATTGTCGATCTTCGAAACGTCGATCATTTCAACTCCATGTGTGAAGGGCTCAGACCCGATGTCCGAACACTCATAATCTATCGCACTTGGGTAGCGGAGTCAAATGCAACTGCATGATTTGGGGAAGCAATCGTGAGTTGTTGGCCGCGCAGTTTGTTTCCATTGGGCCTCACCCTGGCAGCGCGATAGGCCCCCAGCGGCCACAGGAGCCGATCTGAGGGCCTATCGCGCTTACCCCTAGTGAGAGTGCTTCACCACATCACCTTCGTGAGCAAAAGCTTCTCAGTTTCATCGGCGAGATTGGAGAAGTGGATTGATGTGATCTCGTTCCTTTCTGACCAGTGCTCTGCCATGTGCAGGTAATGCATGCGGTCGGTTATCAGAGTTGTGATCTCGTCTTCTTTGACATACTCATTGTGAATCGCAATTTCACGGTTCACCATCTCCTGATACAGCTCATTGAAGTCATCGACGCTGATCTCATATTCGATGTTTGCGTACTCCATGTGCAGCAAGTGGACGCGACGGTTGCGGGTTGCGGTGTTCAGTTCATACTCAGTGATGTGCATCATTGTCAGAGTCCCATCTCATTGTTTGACGCGATTGCAATCAGGTCGGCATTGCTGAGGGATCGCAGGAGCTTCATGAACCAACGCATTTGCAAAGCATACCATGGTCATATGATGTTGCGCGACTTTCGCGGCATTCGTTTCCATTGCAGTAATTCAATGTGTATTTATTAGCTTGAGAAACTGTGATATACCTAAGTAATGGCTTGAACTCCCTGATACACTAGTACCATGAATCCAATCGCCTCATTCCGCCGTACCCATGGCCTCCTTCAATCCCATCTATCTCGCATCTGCCGTGTATCAGTATTAACCATCAAGAACTATGAGCGGGGTGTAGCGACGATTAACCAGTTGGCCGCCCTTAATTATTCTGTAGCGAGAGCAATGCCGGATACAACTTTTCCCATAGTCTCATTAGAAGACTATGCTGCTTGGGTTTCTGAGAAGCGCCGTGGCAATGCGTTGTATATTATGAAGTTATTATCGAAGGGCTCTGTAGCGAGTGCTGGAGAAGGAATTGATAGGTTATTAGCTCTAGAGGCTGCATTTGGAACTAGGTATGCTTGGTGTAATGCTTTATGTGTTGTGGATCGCATTTGGGAGCATTTCGTTGGGCGGGAACGGGAAGGCTTTTCCGATGGAAGCGGATTTATGGAATTTGTTATGAAAGATATGTTAGGAGATGATTACGATGGCTTTGTTCGGCGAATTTGGGGTTGACGCTGTTAGGAGGGAATATGCGGGGGTTGGGATTGTTGAATCGGCGGGGGATGCATATGTTGCGGCGGTTGTTGGGAGGGGGCCTAAGTTTGATGGGGTTTTCTCTGTAGCGAAGTATATGATGAATGGGCCTTGTTATTATCCTGGGAATTTGCCTGATGAGGTTATTATCTCGGATGATAATATTGCTAAGATTCTCATGCATAAGAGATGGTTGACGCAGGAGGAGCATTTATTTCTGGTTGGGAAGATTGCTAATGGGGATTTGGCTCCTTCGGCGATTGTTGAAATGCCCGTTTTCAGTGGAATAACGGAGGCAACGGTTGCGGGATTCGGAAAAGATATTGCTAATCGAGTTATGATTCTCAGAGATGAGAGGGTTGAAATGCTTGAGAATAACAGAGCTGCTAAGAAGAAGATGCTAACTGCGAGGCAGCAAATGGCTATTAGGATGGCAACTGAGGATTCTACGGGCATTATCGGGCAGGTTAATGTTATCGGCTTGAGTTCTCTCTATGCAGAGAGGATACTGGTTATGACGAAGATGCTCTGGACCCTCTATGGAAGAATGCCAACGGGGCCCGAAGTTTCGGCTTGCTTACCCGGATCTGGAATTCAGGCGGCAACTGTTGAAGAATTATTCCGGGATAAGGTTGCTTTGAGGTTCTTCCGAGAGAATGATATGCCTCAGAATCCTCAGATTGGGCTTTCGGCGAAGCAGGCATTGCTTATTGCGATCCTGACTAATCCGAATGATACCCGAACCATTAACGCCAAGCTTAAGGATGTTGGCGTTACGGATGGGGAATATCAGCAATGGTTAATGCTTCCCATCTTTAAGACGATGTTGGGGCAATTCTCTGAGGAAATGCTGATGGCAGCGGTTCCGATGGCGCATTCTTCGTTGCTTAAGCAGGTTGCTAGAGGCAATATGACCGCTATTGGCCTTCTTTATCAGATTACCGGCCGTTACAATCCGGCGGATCGCTCCGCTACGGATGTTAAGGCTCTAATGGGCCAGGTTATTGACATCATTTCCCGCAATGTTAGCAACCCTCAGCAGCTTTTGGCCATCGCCGAGCAGCTTGAATCCGTTACTTCGGGACGCCCTGCTGTAGCGAAATCAACGCAGCCGCTTGTTATTGACTCCACGATTGACGGATTTACCCCTGCTACTTACTCTATTACCGAGTTAGAGGAGCACATTCCGAATGGGAACTCAGACTTCAAGGCTTAAGCTGCTGAAGCCGGACGTTACAGATAACGTTAACGTTCTTTCGCAGCTTAATGCTAATTATGACTCTATTGACGCTGCAATCGGGACGTTCATCTGCACTTCTACCACCCACCCGACTGGGACTAATAGGTTCCAGGGCCAGATTATCTTCGAGACGGATACTCTTCGTTCCTACATTTGGACCGGCGGGGGATGGACTCGAATTCAGACGGATCAGGACTTCGGAACCGTTAAGCGGGATACTGATGATCTGACCACCTTTACTAATACTACTACTATGACCAATGATACTCAGCTTTTCGTTGTTCTGGGAGCTGGCAATATCTACACGGTTGACACCACTATTCACGTTAGTGGGCCCACCGCCGCTGACTTTAAGATGAACTGGACTTTCTCCGGAACTCTTAACTACTCAGCTCGTTCTGTTTTCGGGCCTCACGCTTCTGTAGCGGATGATACCAATATGACGGCTATTATCAATTATGCTTCGGCTCTCGCTACAGCAATTCCTTATGGAACTGACGGTGGCCATGTTTCTGTTATTAGAGAGAGCCTCTATTTAGACGTTAATACAGCCGGAGTCCTACAGCTTATGGGGGCTCAGGTTACTGCTAACGTCTCTACTACGGCTATGACTAAGTCTTCCAGGTTCAACTGGAATAGGGTCCAGTGATATGACGGATGAAGTTTCTAGAGCGGCCCACATTAACTGTGACGTTGATACAAGTAAATTTGCCCAGCACCATACCCTCGGAGGTAATAGGCACCAGGCATCTCCAGGTGACCATACCCACGATGGAAACAGGAGCCGGCCTCTCACTTACGTCCGGGGTCCTATTAATTCTGTAGTTCAGACTACAGAGACTCTTTTATTTGAGGTTCCAATCTTCGACTCTGGGACCTATAAAATTAAAGTTATTGGGAGGTTTATTGATGACGTTAGCGATGGTACTGATACTGGTGGGAGCACTCTCGATACTCGCTATGGGCTTGTCAATTGTTCTAGCGCTAATCCTGGACTTGAATATCGAACCGGACAAGGCTGGCGATACTTTGGGTCAGGAATCGCTGCTGTAGCGACAGGATTGAAATGGAGTGGAACAACCGGTGGAGCTATTCGACCAATGCTTTACGGAACTAACCAGGGCCTCACATTCTCATATGGGTTGGGATACAGCTACAACCCTGCTCACGGGGCTACCGAAAACTCCGAGATCATCGACGAATGCGTTGTCAATATTACGTCCGTCCAGCCCGGAGCCAAAATCCAATATTTCGCCATTGCAGCGAGTGATCCTAAGACAGGCGCTTTCACGCGGTCTGTGTTCGGCCGAGAAAGTTCGGACCCCTCTGCTGGGACCTATATCGAAGTAACAAGAATTAGTGGATAGGAGATGAAATGGCCCGCCCTGTAGCGAAAGCTGTAAGCACCAAGGACCTAGTGGGACAGCTAGCTTCTGGGCTTAGGCAGCAGGCTCGAAACACTAATATTTACGGTTACGTTCCTCACGCTAAGCAGAATAAGTTCCATGTTTCAATGGCTCATATGCGACTCTATATTGGAGGTAACCGAGCGGGTAAGACTACTGCTGGAGTTATCGAAGATATTTGGTGGGCAACTGGAACTCATCCATTTAGGGAAACTCCGCCACCTCCGGTTCAGGGTCGAGTTGTTGGAGTTGACTTTGCACGCGGTGTTGAGTTAATTCTGCTCCCTGAGTTCAAGCGGTGGTGCCCAGCAATCTACCTAAGAGGGGGTTCCTGGGCCTCTGCATACCACTCCGGTACCCGCATTCTGCATTTCGCTAATGGCTCAACAATTGAGTTTATGAGCTATGAGCAGGATGTAGAGAAGTTCGCGGGTACTTCCAGGCACTGGACACATTACGATGAGGAGCCTCCTTCTTACATCTTCATTGAATGTGAAGCCCGACTCATTGATACTAACGGTTATAGCTGGATGACTATGTCTCCCGTCGAGGGTATGACATGGGTATACCAAGACCTCTATATGAAAAGTAATGAGGACGAAGGTGACATTTTCGCTATCACGGTTAACATGCTCGACAATCCTTACATTAACAAAGACTCAGCTAACCGCTTCTTCAATAAGCTTGGCGATGAGGAACGGGAAGCTCGTGAGCAGGGTAATTTCGTACAATTTGGTGGCTTGATTTTCAAGGACTTCGGCAAGTTCGCCAATACTAAGTATAAGATCCCTCAGATGATCCCGCCAATGGAGTGGGATTGGTACATGAGCATGGATCACGGGTTCAATAATGCTACGTGCTGGTTGTGGCATGCTCGTAACCCGTTGACTAATGAGGTCATCACATTCGCCGAGCACTATGAGCGGCAAATGATTGTTGATGACCACGCCAAGGTTGTTAATAAGATGGCAGCCGAGTTCAAGAAGGCCAAGAATGACTACGCTCTTATTGTGGGAGATCCTGCAATTGAACAGCGCAATGGAGTTACTGGTAATAGTATTAGAGCGGAATACGCTAAAAGCGGACTCTATATTATGCCAGGCAACAACGACGTCTTAGCCAGCATCAATAAGATTAACTCTTACTTGAAAGCACCTAGCTGGAGAGTTACAGAGAACTGTACTAACTTGATTCGAGAGATGACCCATCTTAGGTGGGCAACTCTTACGTCAAAGAAGGCGCAAGCTAATCATAATGTTCAAGAGAGCATCCATAAGAAGGATGACCACTCTGTTGATGCATTACGTTATTTCATGATGCAGCTACCTGCTCTTCCTGATTCGGGTCAAGAAGTTAAAGAAATGCTTGTGCCAACGCCGGGCATGTCATATGATTTCAATGTAGCAACAAAGCCCATCGCCCCGTTATGGGACACCCGAGGAACTAGCTGGGATGTCACTTCGGTATTAGCGGACAGTGAATTGACAGGATTGGAGTACGACTAATGCGTATTGGCGAATATGGCGATCTTCTGATCGCATTCGAGCAGGAGCGAGCGGCGGCTGATGCCGAGGGCCGTAAGCCTGATTTCTCGCGTACGGGTTATGTTCCTGTAGCGATTATGGACGAGTACGTTAATGAAAATGCTCCCGTAACTTTCCCGATTGACTACGCCGATCTTCTGGCGTTCTGGGAGACTAAGGAGCCCGAGGTATTTGCTGCCAAGGATAAGCCCCTTCCCACTGCGGAAGAGAACAAGGTAGCTGACGCCGAGCTTATTGATACCATTAACTCTGGCGGAGAACTCCCTGTAGCGGAGGGTACCAACATCCTTCCCGACAGCGATGAGCTTCCTAAGTTTGATTTCTGAGGTTTAACATGGAACAGATCAATAGCAGGTTTAAGATTACGGAGCGACCGTTTAATGCTCCAGGTAAGTGCTTAATCTGCGGCTCCGTAGACCGTCCTGTTGTTGATTTCGGTCTCGAAGGTGAATTCTCTACTTTGGAGAATACGGAGCTGGGAGAGACTAAGTTCCAGCGCTTTACGGACTTTGTGGGTGTCGCCTATTGGTGCCGAGACTGCGTTCGGGAAGCGGCTCTTGTATTTGATATTGCCAGTAAAGAAGATTATTTGAAGCTTGCCCTTAAGTGTGAGCAGCTTGAAGTAGACCTGAAGGAGGCGTACGCACGTGTCACAGCAAAGCTTATTGATTTTGCTGGGAGCCTCACTCCTCCTCCTAGTTTTGATCTGCTTGATGTTGATCATCTTATTGAAGGCGCTAAGCTCTCAAAAGGATAGTAACGAACAGCTTACTCAGATTACTATTACCACTGTAGAGTGGCAGCGGGAACAAATGGAGCAGCAGCAGAGATTGCTCGCCGCTAAGGGCCCGATGGAGTTGCAGGTAATTCAGTCAGCAATGGCTGCCCCTGTAGCGAGTAATCCTGAGAGTTTCAATCCAACTATTGATCCCTCAGATGCTGCTTACATGCAGATGATGGCACGCCTGGAAGGAGGACTGAGTGGCGATCCAAATGCCGGAATTGCTTTCTTCGATCACCTCCCTGATGGATTTACAGACGTTCAAACGTAATAAGGAACTAGCAACTTGGGTACGTGAGCAATATACCAAGATGCACAGCGATCAGCTCAGGGCACGGCAAACCTGGTACATGAATATGGCTTTCTATGATAGCCAGCAGTGGTCGGAATTAAACCCGACTACTAATAAGCTGTACCAGCGTAAGGTTCCTCCTTTCCGGGTTCGACACACTGCTAATATTGTTGAGCCTATCGTACGTACTGAGATTGCTAGAATTACTGCTCAGAAGCCTAGCGCTTCTGTAGTTCCTGCTAGCTCTGACGACGATGACTTGATGGCAGCTCATGCAGCAGAGCAGCTTTGGGAGTCCTTATGTTCGACCAGAAAGTTGAAGAAGAAGTTCAACTCCGCCGCATATTGGACTGTAATTACAGGTAATGGCTTCATTAAGACGTTCTGGGATACTACTACAGCAGATATGGCGTCTACGTACGCTAGTACGAACCCTATGTTTGGTCCGGGCAACCCCATTATGGGAGACATCTGTTACCGAGTAATTAGTCCCTTCCATCTTTTTGTGCCGGATCTAACTACCGAAGATATTCAGGATCAGGGTTTCGTCTTCACTGTCTACACGTACCCTGTAGAGACAGTGAAGATGTTATTCCCTGGTCAGGATATTACCCCTGACACGCTCGCTGCTAATCAGGTGATGGATGAAGCGTTCACGGTCTCCAATAGAGGTGGCAAGCAGGCGAAGCCAGATTGTGTCCTGGTTATCGAAGCTTGGGTCAAGCCTGGTCAGACTAGCTTGTTACCTACTGGCGGACAGGTAATTGTTGCAAATGACAAGGTCCTTTACACAGGTGATATGTACGAGCATGGCCAATTTCCATTTGCGCATTTTAAGCATATCCCTACGGGAAAGTTCTATGCTAAGAGTGTAGTCTCCACCATTATTCCGCTACAGCGTGAATATAACCGTACTCGGTCTCAGATTATTGAGGCTAAGAATCGGATGGCGCGGCCTCAGTTGCTTGCGGCTAAGGGTTCAATTGATGCTAGCAGGCTTACTAACGCTCCCGGTCTGGTGATTGAGTACGTTCCGGGGCTCCCGGCACCTACTCCTCTTCCGCTACAGCCCTTACCTGCTTATGTAATTAATGAATTGCAGCAGGTTCGTGCCGACATGGAAGATATTTCAGGCCAGCACCAGGTATCTAGCGGCGGCGCTCCTCCTGGAGTTACTGCCGCTACAGCTATTTCCTTCTTGCAGGAGAAGGATGATAGCCTTCTGACGACTGTCTATCAGTCGGTGGAAGATGGGTTCGAGGATATTGCCAAGCAGTCTATTGGCCTGGCTATTCAGTATTACGATGTGCCACGACTGATTAAGACTAACGGAAGTGATTACTCCTTTGACACGCTCATGCTTAAGGGTTCGGATATTAAGTCAGGAACTGACATTCGAATGGAAGGCGGGTCAGCCCTGCCGACTTCAAAGGCGGCGCGTCAAGCGTTCATCCTGGACTTAATGTCCCGAGGGTTTATTGACCCTCAAAACGGGCTTAAGTTGCTTGATATGGGTGGCACTGCAAAGCTTTGGGAAGACCTTAAGATTGACGAATCTCAGGCGCAGCGTGAAAACATGCGCATGAAGGTTCTAACTGCTGAAGATGTAGCGGCTCACCAGGATCAATGGGGCCAGTATCAGCAGCAAGCAGATGCACAAATGCAGCAGACAGGATCGTTGGATTCTTCCAATCCTGTAGCAGATCCAAATAGCCAAATGATGATGGCTCCCGGCCCAATCGTGCCTGTCAATACTTGGGATAATCACGATGTCCACATCACTGAGCACAACAAGTTCCGCAAGACTCAGGCGTTTGAGGGCCTTTCAAACACCGTTAAGCAGGAATTTGAGCTTCACGTTAATACTCACTTGCAGGCAGTCCAGGCTGCAATGCAAGAAGTACAGGGCGTAATGGCTCAGCAGGCAATGTCAGGTGGCGGAATGCCGCCGGGAATGCCTGGAACTCCCGGAACTACTAGTAGTTCTGTAGCGACAGGACAGACTGATCCCGGAATCGGAGGACCTCCCAATGGTTAATAACGACCCAAATGTATCTCAGGGTTTTGTTGATAAGCGTCTTAACCGTGGAAGTGCAACTACTACAGTTGCTACTCCTGCTAACTATGACAACGTTGGTGCCCTTAGGGCCCGTTGCCTTGTTCTTAATGCGGCTTATTGGAACACTGCTATTGCCTCTGGCGGTGCTTCTCGCCTTGATGTAGCGACGATTAATGATTTAATAATGTTCGTTCGCGCTGCGGATGATGCAGGTAGCATCTAAACTGTTTGACCGTTCTATGTAAGTGTCAATATACTTGTTGCAGAGGCCAGGGCCGCTAGACGGTACAGCCCGGAAGGATTTAAAATGCCTGATGAAAATGGTATGAGTACAGCAGATCGTATTGCGGCTGCATTAGCTGGGAGCGGAGCTGCTATTACTCCTCCTGAGACGCCAGTAACTACTCCTCCTGTAGCGGAATCAGATCCTGTTGCTACTGGCGGACATCCGGCATGGCAGGAAGTTCTGGGATTAATCCCAGAATCTCTTCACGAATCAATCATTCCCGCTCTTAAGAAGTGGGATGATGGTGTTGCCCATAAGCTTAGTACGGTACACTCCGAGTTTGAGCCTTATAAGGACATTCTTGCTGGTATGGACCCCGAGTCTGTAGCGAGCGCTATTCAGATTGCTAATCTGATGGAGAATGACCCTTACTCCATTTACTCTAAGCTTCCCGAGGTATATGGGGAAAGCGAAGCGTGGAAAAAGGCTCTTATCTTGCAGCAGGGCCAAGCAGCAACTGGTGGCAACGTTGATGATTCAGTTGATCTTAGCGATGAAAACCCTGTTATTGCTCAGCTACAGGCTCAGCAGCAGCAGATTCTCTCTACGTTAGAGAAGAATGAAGCGCTTAAGGCTGAAAACGAAGCGAATCAGTGGTTAGAGGGTCGCCTTACTGCTATGCAGGAGGAATTTAAGGCGGCTGAAATCCCGTATAGCGATCGTGCGCGAGACATGATTCTTGCACAGGCGTCTGCTATTGGGCCCAACGTAGGTAATGACGGCGATAAGGCTCTTACTATGGCTATCGATGCCTATAAGGAGCTTGTTGGTGGGTTTATTCCTGCTAAGACTCCCGGAAATGCGCCTATGACTCTTCCCGCTGGCGGAAAGATGCCATCTACTCAATTTGACCCGGCTAAGATGAGTCCGGCAGACACGCGTAAGCTTGTAGCACAGATGATTCAGTCGGCGTCAGGCTCTCAATAGGAGTTCAAATGCCAACTACTATGGCAACCCTTACCTCTATTCTTAAAGAAGTTTACGAGCCCCAGATTCGGGAGCAGCTCAATAACGACGTAGTTGGTTTACGTCGTATTGAGAAGACTTCCGAGGGTGTCTACCACGACAATGGTGGACGTGGTGTATTCTTCCCAGTTCACACTAAGCGTAACCCCGGTATTGGTGCCCGTACTGAGAATGAGGCCCTTCCGACCGCTGGTAGCCAGTCTGCTTCCCGTGGTCAGCTGAGTCTGAAGAACCTTTATGGTCAGCTTGATTTCTCGGGTCAGGTATTCGAGCTTGCAGCGGGCGACCCGCAGGCATTCGTTAACATGGTTGACTTTGATATCAATGGTATTAAGGTAGACCTTGTTAAGGATCTTTCGCGTCAGCTTTATGGTAATGGTGTTGGTGCTGTAGCGGTAATTAACGACGCTGCTACTGCTTCGACCCACGCTATTAAGGCTTCGCCTTGGCTCCAGGATGGTATGATTGTAGACGTCTACACTGCGGATGGTTTCACCACCCAGAAGGCGGCTTCCCGTACCATTAGCTATGACCCGACTAACCCGCTTACTGTTACTTTCTCTGGTGCCACCTTTGCTACTGTTGTTGGTGACATCATTGTTCGTACCGGTAACGGTCCTGTTTCGGGTACTGTTCGTCGTGAGATCACTGGTCTTGGTGCTATTCTTGCCAGCTCGGGTGTTCTCTACGGTATTGACCCTGCTGTGGATGTTATCTGGAAGGCTTTCATCGACAGCAACTCTGGTACTCTTCGGTCGCTGTCCGAAGGTCTTATGATTAACGCGGTTGACACCGTTCGTACCCGTGGTTCGAATGTGTCGGTCGGTCTTTGCAACCTGGGTGTACGTCGTGCTTACTTCAACCTGCTTTCGCAGCAGCGTAAGTACACCAACACCAAGGACTTTGGTGGCGGTTTCTCTGGTCTTTCGTTCACGACTGACCAGGGTGATATTCCGATTGTTGTGGATGTTGACGCCCCTTACAACACCCTCAACTTCCTGACGGAAAGCCAGCTTAAGTGGTACAAGCAGGCTGACTTTGCATTCATGGATCGCGATGGCTCAATGTTCAACCGCGTTCCTGGCTTTGATAGGTACCAGGCTACTCTGTTCAGCTATGTTGAACTGGGTACTCACCGTCGTAACGCCCACGCTCAGATTCAGGATATCACTGAGGGCTGAGTAATTGTTGTCAGCTTAAGAGGCTGGGTTAGGTTATTTAACCTAGCCCAGCCTCTTCTGCGTCTAAGGAGGAATAATGACATCGCTCACCCTTAATGACCTTGAGTATGCTTACTTTGCAGGACTTACGGGGTATGCCGGGACGTCTAAGAGCTTAGATCAGCTCAAATTGGACTTCCTCAATAGTGGTATCCAGCTTGTTGGTGCCGTAAGCAAGTGTGTATCCGCTACAGATCAGACGCAGCTTTCTAATGTTCTTGCTGATATTACTGGCCTGGTTCTTAACGTAACTGTAGGCACCTGGATTTTCGAGTTTGATATCCAGTATTCAGGCGCAGCAGCGGCGGCTTCCCCTATTACCTTGAACGTAACAGGTCCGGCGGCGACCGCTGTAAGCAGCAGTATTTACGTTCAGAACTCTGTAAGTGGTAAGACAGAAGCAGGACAGACTGCCTTTGGTCAGCCATTTACAGGCGCCGCTGTAACTACTGCTAATGCAATCTACGTAGCGAAGGTACGCGGTTACGCTGTAGTTACTGCTAATGGCCAGATTAAATTGCAGTTTGCAGGAGACAACACTAACAACAACACCGTGAAGGCTGTATCTTACGGCCGCGCCGATCGTGTAGCGTGATACAATGGCTGGAGTTCTTACCCTTAACGATCAGTTCTATGCGTGGTTAAAGGCTAACGGAATTACCAAGAATATTGATGAGCTTACTCTTGATCTCATCATGACTTGGTATTTAGCCTCTCCTGGAGGTGGCCAGAACTTCCCTGGTTATATTTACCTGGATGATTACTCCGGTACAGATGACCAGAAGTTAGCAGCAGCTATGGCCGCTGCTAATGCTGCCACAAACCCTCCTATTATTAAGTTCTCTAACAGAGATCACTCTTTCTCTGTAGCGCAGACTATGTACGATGGCTTCGCTATTGAGGGGCTTATTCGTCCCTCTAACGCAGAGAAAACATCTAATAGTGATTATACGCCCGTAAAGTGTGATATTAACGTTGCTGCGGGGGTATGGCTTACCTCCGCTACAGGAACCTATACCTGGGACGTTTATATTGCAGGGTTTGCATTTGAAGGCCACCAGACCGTACAGTTCATGGCCAATACTAATAGCGGCCTTAACTGCGGTGTAATTAGAGATGTATCGTTTAACTCTTTCAAGTCCGTCCTAGGATCACAGGCTACTAAGTTAGCCCTTACTGCCTGCCATTTTGATGGATACTGGGAGGTTAATAACTCCTATAACGGCGCTATTCATATCGGTGGTTCAGATAATGATCTTTGGACTAATGGCATTCTGCTTGATTCTTCACTCGCATTTGGTGTAGCGGGATCAGCAACAGGTCAGTATCACCTTTGGACGGACTTCCTTGAGAAGACTTCTCTAGGTATTCCGTATATTACATGTGAAGGATTATGGGGCGGCTGGCGTAACAGTGGCCCCACTTATAACCCCTCAGGCTCACCATCTAACCTGGGTGGGCCTAATACTATGATGGCCGGTGCTCGTATTGAAGGTCGTAATGCGGGATCTGGATCTAATGGTAACTTGATTCGAGTTGATGGCGGAATCGCAGTAGTAGACGGCATCTGGCTCGGATACGGCATGATTAGCCCCGCTACACAAGGGCACTCTCCTCAGGATGCAGGTATTATCCATGTAACCGATGGAATGCTTCTTGCAGATAATATCACCTATGACCGTGCAACGGGTGTAGCGGAATCCGTACCTGTAATATATGTAAGCGGTACGGGTAACGCTAAGGTTGGCGATATTATCGTTGGCTCTAAGGGCGGCCAATGGACTAGTCGTCCTGTTATTACGGATGCTAGTACTGGAGTAGTACTCCGAAGTGGGTCTACTTTCTGTAACATTACAGGTGATATTACTACTGGATCTGCGGTACTAGCTAATGCAACTGGATTAGCTCTTGTTGTGGAGCCAGGTACTTGGGAGTTTGAGTTCTTTATTCCCTATACGGGCTCATTATCCGCCTCTGCACCCTTTACTTTGGTTCTTAATGGCCCTACAGCTAGCTTTGTATCAAGTGAAATCTACTTCCAGAACTCTACCACAGGTAAGGCAGAACAGGTACAGACCGCATTTGGGGTTAGTTACGTAGGTCCTAACGTTACTACCGGCGGATCTGTGTATCTTGCTAGGATCATCGGTACTGCTGTAGTTACTGCTCTTGGTACTTTACAGGTTCAATACGCTTCCGATGGTACGCATACTAATACCATTAAGGCTGGCGCCTATGGTAGAGCTACTTTAATCGGATAAATAAACGGAGCGGGGGCTCCTTATAGTTTATAAGGATCAATATGCCGTTCATTAGTAATCTGTACTCAATCCTTATAGAGGATGATAGCCCTCTGCTAAAGGCTATATTATGGCTGCTAAGCGGAGGTTTTATAACCTCCGTAGCATTCATCCTTAAAAGAGCATTCCCTTTCCTTCGTAAGGTTGTACGTACTTCCGATAAATGGGTGGGCGTTCCGGGAGAGATTCCCGGAGTTCTTGAACGGCTAGATCAGTCTGATGCCAATCAGGTTCAGATGAAAGCTGGTATCCAAGAGCTTAAGGAGGGCCAAGAAGAGAGTAAGAGTAAGTTAGACGAAATCTTACGTCACTTGGGCCTTTAAGGATTGATATGCAGCGTTTATTTGTTGCACTTCTTATCATAGCAACTGCAATTAGAGAGGCTCGAAATGAGCACCCTGGATCTGAGTTTAGCAGCAGCAAGAACGTGGAGTCCCGAACTAAATCGATTCGTATCCACGGAACATCAGAGAGTAGCTGAGGTTATTAACGATTACGACCCCAGCTTACGTTTGATGTACTTTCCTGATTCTGAATCTGATGAGGAATTTGGAATCTGGGATGAGCGTAATGGCGGGTATGTCATCCGTCGTTGCCGCGAGGATGAGGTTAATACTGAGCTTGTTCAGTGGCTCTTTATTAATGATATGACTAAGCATAAGGGCGATGATATCCTTGCTAGGATTGACGCCCGTCAGGCTGCAATTCAGGCTATGAACCTTAAGCGAACCATGAATGAGGCGGATGAAAAGAAGGATTTCGCCGTATCCATGCTTAAGTCTAAGCTCAATTGGTACCGCCACGATGGGCAGGTGTATAGAGGATGACCTTAGTTACGCCAACTAAGACGGTCCAGAATGTTATCGATAGTGTATCTCGTACATTCGGTGACGTCTCGTTGGCCCAGATTACTATTCCAGACTTTATTAAGTGGATTAATGCAGGTCAGTTTGAGATTGCAAAGACTAATAAGTTTGTCCAGGCTACTGCCGTAACACCCACCGTTATAGGTCAGCAGCAATATGGTACTGGATTCTCAGCTAAGATTCTTGAGATTGTTGCGCTACAGTTCGATGGCTCGCCGTTGAACGAAACCAACTTCCAAGAAGCTATGCGCTACATCTCAGATAATGATCCACATAATACCGCCACAGGGGTTCCTGAGACCTGGTGGGAGTTCGGAGGTAACTTATTCCTCTATCCTATTCCCAGCACTGTGGCTAACCTTACTCTTTACTACGTAGGGTATCCGAATGATATCGCTGTAGCGGGCGATACTTTAACGATTCCAGACTCCTATTTCAATATTCTCTGTGAGTATTGCTTAATGAAGGCATACGAACAGGATGAGAATCTTGACGGGGTTAATCTCAAAAGTAATGCTATCGCTACACAATTAGCCTCCCTGTCAGAAGATAGAGGTGGACACGGAAGGGCATCGTATCCTACAATTAACGTATACGATGAATTCGATGACTACTACGTAGAGTAAGGCAGACATGGCTACCATTAAGTTAGGGCCCTTTACAGGAGGGCTGAATAATAATACCGACCCTTCTGCTATTGCGGACAACGAGGTAGTGGTCTGCGAAAACTTCGACGTAGATAATGCGGGCATCCTTATCGGTCGCCCAGCAATTAATCAGCACTCTATCGGATTTGGAATTGCCGGCGGGGACATCTCGTCTGAGATGCTGTGCTATTACGTAACAAGTACCGGTGCTAATATCCTTATTGCATCCGCCGCACGTACACTTAATACTTCCGTCACAGGGGTATATGCGTATATTAATGGCGCTTGGTCTCTCATTGCTAATATCCCCTGTCGTGTAGCGGTTCAGTACCAGGGCAGGCTTTGGTTAGTATCCGAGATTCCGGGTACTCCAGGCGGTTATTGGGATGGAAGTACGTTCACTCCAGTACCCACAATGCCTTTTGGTGGAGCAGCCGTAATCTATAAGGATCGTCTCTTTGTAGCGGCGGGATACAGGTCAACAGTTAATAGCAGTAGGGTGCAGTTCTCTGATCCTGGAGACCCGACTAGTTGGACTTCTACCAACTATTTCGATGTCAATAAGGGAGATGGTCAAACTGCTAATGACCTTCTTGTTCAGGGCACTAATCTTTACATCTTCAAGACTGACTCTACGTTCGTCTACACGTATGACACTGATCCGGCTAATGGAAGTCTTAGCTTACTGGATGGGCACATTGGGGTAGCAGAACCCTATCAATGCGTTGCATTTGAGAATCTGATCTATGTTTATCACGAACGATTCTTGTATGTGATTAGCAATTATCAATATCAGATGATCAACGTAAAGGTAGACCTAGTAAGCGGCTACCAAGGCGTAGGCGCTTATTATAAGCCAATCTCTATGAGCTTAGTTGGCCGTAGGGTTATATTAACCTACTATGATACTACTTACGTGTACCAGGTAGATTTTAAAGCCTTTACTACCTGGTCATCTATTTATGTACATAGTAGGTTTATATCTGAACCTATCAATGCTTTCGCTATTACTCCTGCTAAGTATGTAGCAGGAGGCAGAGGAATGTCAGACCCTCTAACCTACTATATGTACGATGATTACGTAGGACTGCATGAGGCAATGACGTGTAGCATGACTACTAAGTCTTTTGACTTTGGGGAGTTCACAAAGTACAAGAGGCTTAAGTGGTGGGGAATTCTATGCACTACTAACCAAGGAGTAACAGGGGCAGTAGTTCCTATTACCTATGCTCAACGAGTAACTTGGAGTGCTCTGTCTTCCTATACCTGGTCTCAGTTATCTGCGTACACCTGGGACAGCTTACTAGCTCTTGTTCCTACCTACATATCTGGCATTTCTATCTTAGGCCAGACAACGGCTAAGAAGCTATTAAAAGTACCTGGGTCTTTAAGGTTTAAGGCCCTAAACTTTAAAGTTTCTATGACTACGGATGCCAGCTATACTCAAGGTCCTGTACGATTGTACGCACTCAATGCCGATCTTAGTGCTGGAGCTATTGTTGAAAAGGCGGTGAACTAATGGTTAATAACTACGTAGCTGGTCGCCGGATCTACAAGGGCGGAGCAACTGCTCCCAATGTAGGCCCTGTAGCGAATAAGGCAGGGTATGCTAAGCGGGATGCTGAACGAAAGGCGGCTGCTCAAATGGCTGCCATGAAGAAGAAGTGCGGAGGTAAGTGCTGATGATTGCAACTAACAGCACAGGCCAAATCTCTTCTGGATTACAGTATACACCTCCTGGAATGCCTCCCGCTACGCCTAATAATTCTATCTCTCTTGATAAGGGTGCAGTTAAAAAGGCTACTGGTAAGAAGAAGCCTAAAGGTGACACTTTCACTGGGGACTCTACGTACCAGTCTCAGAAGGCTGCTTACTTAAAGGCAATCCAGGATTATCAGGCTAATCTCCAGACTAATCAGAGTCTTTACGATACTGGTTACGTTAGCAGCCTCAATACTCTGGGGATTAATCAGGACCGGGCGCTAAAGGATCAGACTAATAGTTTCTCTGGTCGAGGTCTTCTGTTCTCTGGAATGTTTGGTAAGGCATATAGTAATACAGCAAATGATTACGCTCGTCAGCAGGGCGACTTATCCCAGCAGAGGACTAGTTACTACACGGGAAATCAGCAGGCTAAGTCTGCATTCCTTTCCCAGGAAAACTTAGCGCTTCTTCAGGCTAAGCAGGATGCAATTGCCCGTAAGGCTGCTAAGCAGTAAGGAGGTGTCTTGTGGCTACTAAGAAGAAGAATGCTGGCGACATGCAGTCCATGCCGCCGCTTGTATTCCAGACTAATCAGAACTTCGCGGGGTCTAAGACATACGTCCCTCCTGCGGGTTCAATTCAGCCTACGGTTCCTACTATTGATACTTCGATCCCGACTACGGATCAGTTATTAGCTCAGGCTAATACTGACGTAGGTGCTCAGTACGATGCACAGATCGCTGCTATTAATGCTCAGGTTGCTCAGGCTAAGAAGAACTATGGCCTCAACGATAAGCAGACCAAGAAGATGTACAACGACTTGGTCAAGAATATCAAGGGCAATAGTGGCACTATTAAGGACAACTTTAATAGTGGAATCAGCTCTGTAGCGAATGATACCCGGACCGGCATTGGAGATGTTAATAACATCTACGGCAGGTCTCAGTCTAATATCGCTGGTACTCTTGCTAAGTTTGGTCTTGGCCAGGGTGCGGGGGATTCGCTACAGACCGGCGCTAATCAGCAGAGCTTGATCACTAGTCTTATGGCTCACGATGGCGCAGCTATTAAGGGTCAGCTTAGCACCAATAAGGCTACCGATTTAGCGTTCAATACGGAGCAGGCTAACTCTTCTGCGCAGGCCGGGACTGAAACTCGTACTGCTTTACTCCGCCAGCTTAATGATACTATTAATGGCTATGGTAATCAGAAGATTTCAGTTATGGGTCAGCGTGCTAGCGCTGTAGCGAGTCGTGCTAGTGACCTTCAGAGTCAGGCATTAACTCGTCAGCAGAATCTACAGAACATGCTTTACCAGGCGCAACAGGATCAAGCAGCGGCTCAGGCTAAGCAGGACTCAGCTGCACAGGCTCAGGCTCAGCAGCAGGCTACTAATGACCGAGCTAACTTCAGTCAGCAGTGGTCAACTATGGGTCCCGAGGAAAAGGCCACCTATAAGGCATCTCAATTGTTCGGCTCCGACAGGGCAAGTACGGCTGTTGGTCTTATCAATTCTGTTATGTCTAAGGGAACGTACGCTAATTATGCACAGTTTGAAGACGCTGTTCGCAAGGCTAATAATGGTTCTCTTCCTGAAAACCAGCTTCTTAGTTTAGCCAATTACGTCTATAACAACAACCGATAGGACGGTAATGGCTACATCCTGGTATGATAAGTATAGCAGCCAATTAGCTGCCGTTCAGGCTTATCGTACGGGTTTGTTAGCTGATCGTATCAATGCGCCGAAGCCGGCCCCAGTAGCACCTCAACTGGGGCCGGCTGATATCGCTATGGTAGCGATGAGCCAGAGCAGGCCCGATTATAATAAGCTTGCCTCTCTTGCCGGAAATAACAAGGAAAGTGCCGCTAGTTGGTGGGGTTACCAGGCTCCTAAGGGAACTGGTAATTTCTTACATGACTACTGGAATGAAGTAACTGCCAGCATCGCCTCTCCGTTTAGGTCACATCCTGGCAAGGTTGTACTGGACTTATTACAGCGTCCCGCCGCTGCGGTAGGCGCATCTGCCAATTGGTCTTCTAGTTATGTGGCTAAGCACGGTTGGGGACCTTCTGTAGCGAGTCAGGCCGAGGGTAAAGATTTCCTCAATAAGGTCGGTGCTGCACTGCAGGGAAAGACCCACACCTATCTTGGTGATGTAGTTGATGCAAATGTACTTAGTAAGATGCACAATGCAGACAGTACCCCTAACAAAATCTCTAGGGGAATTCTTAAGTTTGGATTAGACGTTGGTGGTGATCCTCTTACTTTCGTAGATCCCGCTAATGCTATCTCAGGGGTTAAGAAGTTAGCAGGAGCTGCCGCCGCTACAGAAGTAACTAAGGCTACCGCCGCTAAGTCTATTGTTGAGAATGCAGTACAGGACGGAGCTGTTCCAACTAATGGCATCAAGACTTTGCTGGAGGGTGCTACTCCTAAGCCTAATCCTTGGGTAAAGGGTCCGAATGCGCCTGTAAACCCTTGGGTAAGAGGCCCTAACGCGGAAGTTAATCCCTGGGTAAAGGGGCCTAATGCAGCCGTTAATCCTTGGGTCAGAGGTCCTGTAGCGGATGCTGCTAAGGCTAATCCTTACATTCGTGGACCTCTTAATGAAGCTGAAAAGACTGCTCAGGCTACCCGAGTAACTCAGGTAGCTGCCCGTGTTCAGCTTGAGAAGATTAACCAGGCTATTAGTTCCTCTTCTAGGTATGCTATTCCGAAGTCGGCAGAGCTTACTAAGACTGTTCCTACTTCGGCAATCAAAGAAGCTACTAAGACTCCTGCTCAGCTTGAGAAGCTTGCCCATGTTCGTGCTGTAAAGGTAGCTCTTCTTAACTCTCCGGAAGATAAGATCGGTGAGTTTACTGTTCGAGATTACTTAGCTACTGCTGCTAAGTCTCCTGAGCAGGCTAAGTTTGTGGATAGTATTTTCAATAAGGAAGCTATTCGCTTAAGTGGCGCTGCTAGTACTGGAAGCAGAATTGTACGCACTTCGTACATTAATGCTGAAGGAAAGACAGTTGCAAAGAGTGGCTACACTTTAACAGTTGATCAGATTAAGCAATTAATGCACCATGGCTTGTCTTCTGATGCTGCAAGTAAAGTATTACAGGATGTCGCTACAGACCCTGATAAGATTCTTCTTCACACTAGCAGTGGAACTCAGGTATCTCTTCGTAGGTACCTGGATCATTTAGGTGTTGATGTAGGGCTTGGAGTTACTTCTTCCCGACTTGCTAAGATGGCAGAAGTTAATCTTACCTCTACCGTTCCAATGTCCAGGAATGAATCTCTTCAGTGGCTCAGTAAGCATGCTACTCTTAGTGAGCAGGATTTAGCTCACCTCCGTAACGCGCCTACTGATAAGGAATTCACTAACCGACTTAACCAGCTCAAGCTTAAGACGGTTGCTGCCAGTTATCCTACGCTTAGGGATTTCATCTCCGCCGCCAAGTCCGGCGTAGTCCCCGCAGAAGAAGTTGCCCAGGTACTTCGAATTGCAGGGGCTAAGGATTTAACTGCTCTTGAGAAGTCTGTAGGTAATATTGCATCCAAGGCTGTAGGCAAGGAATCCAAGCTTCCTACTCTCACTAAGCCCGAGGTAGCAGTCGCCGATTCAGCTAAGGTGTCTAAGGCTAAGGCTGTAGCGGATAAGGCAGTGATTCCTGCTCACGAGTTAATTGCAGCTGTAGCGGATGGTCCGGGTATTGTTCGTAATATTCCCCATCTTAATCCTGAACAGATTCAAAGCTTACGCAACTCTCTTAATGATGCAGCTATTACTCAGCTTATTGACCCTCAGGATAAGCACATCTACCCCTTCGTTACTCTTATTAAGCAGGCCCGTAAGACGGCTGAGGGCATAGGCGTAGGTAAGGCTCGTAACCTTCATGGCTGGAATAAGATGTCACAGATGACTCTTATTAAGAATATCATGGAGGACTGGAGGGGAAAGTTTACTGTTCCCTCTGGCATTAAGAATACTAAGCCCCTGTATGCGCAGCGAGCATCAAATCTGTATGAATCTGTAATGCCCGTATTTGAAGCGGCTGATGTTCTTCTTAAGTCGAAGGGCGTCAAGTTAATCTCCGGCACAGATGAAGCTGGGCTTCCCCTCAGTATATACGATGTGATGTCCTCACTTCCTCGCGCTGTTATGGAGAAGTTCTACTTCAACTACAGGTATTCAATTCTTCCTACAACGTTCTCTGAAGTTGGGGATACGTTAGTACATCTCAGTCAGGGATTACTTACTCATGAACTAGCACGTGAAGATATCATGAGTAAGATCCTTAAGAATAGGGGCAACCAGCTCTCTAATCTTAGCAACACGACT